ATAAGAGCTGACTCAATAAGTTTGTCACAGACAAGTGAGGATTTGTATAGTTTAAGATTCCCTCGCTTTATAACTTTTAGGGGGTTTGAGCCAGGAGAGAAACTATAATGGTGGAAGCTGAGTATACTGAAGAAGTTGAATATCAAAGAATAAAAACAGCAGCAGAAGAATGGGCAAAGAAAGTTTTGTTAATACATACACACAGTCTTAATAGTATGTATTATGATACAAGGCCTGATGATACAAAAGATCGTCGCGCAGTCACTGACATTGAATATAATAGTGGGCTGATTAAAAGATATCAGAACGACAAACTGTTATATACATTTGGTACTGAATACAAAGGAGAAGATCTTATTGCACTTTACGCTAGGGGAGGAAAATGAGATGTATATTAGTATTAGTACCTGCATTAATCATCCCTTTAGTAGTACAAGCTACAGGTAATTACAAGATATACAAAGATACGGACACATTTTTAACGACTCAAGATACGTATTGTATGGCATTAAATATCTACCATGAAAGTAGATCTGAAAATCTTGCTGGTAAATTTGCAGTAGCTGATGTTGTCATGAATCGTGTAAAAGATCGTAGATATCCTGATAATATATGCGGTGTAATATACGATGCTGAACTTAAACCTTCCTGGAAAGACCCTGATGATCTTGTACCTGTGAGAAATCGTTGTCAGTTCAGTTGGTATTGTGATGGAAAACCGGATACACCTTTAGAGACAGACTCATGGAACGAAAGTATGTTAATTGCTCATCAAATAATACATGAAGGGCGTATGAAAGGTATCACAGAGGGCGCAACACATTACCATACAATATACATTGAGCCATATTGGGCAAGTTCTTTAGATTTGGTCGGGAATATAGGTTCACATATTTTTTACCGAGAAAACTAATAAATATATCCATAATATAATCATTATGGAGTAGTTATGAAAGTTGCAGGTGTGGACTACAGTTTAAGTAGTCCGGCAATTTGTATACACGAAGGTGAAGAATGGAGTTACGACAACTGCACTTTTTATTATTATGTGAAGCAGAAGAAATTGCTACAAGGTGAGAAAGGACAGTATCAGGCAACAATATATCCTGATAATTGGTTTAACGATCAAGAGAGATACAATATTATTGGATCTTGGTCTCAGGATAAATGTTTTGAGTGCGACTTCGTTGGAATTGAAGGATACGCATTTGGAGCAGTTGGTAGGGTATTTCAAATAGCAGAGAACTGTGGTTTACTTAAACATAAACTATGGGAGAAAGGAATCGCTTACGATGTCTACGCGCCAACAATGATTAAAAAGTTTGGGTGTGGTAAAGGCAATGCAAATAAAGAAGCAATGATAGAAGCATTTGAATTAGAAACATCTATTGACATTCGCGAAAAATGTGGTATAATAAACAAATCATGGAATCCTATTACTGATATAGTAGATGCCTACTATATTTGTAAATATGGTTTCACACAACTTAGAGAGAAGAGAGAAGAGAGATGATAGTAATATTTAACGGCCCGCCAGCTTCAGGAAAGGACGAAGCAGCGAGTTTATTCAAAGAGAACTTCGGATTTGGTAATCTCAGCTTTAAGTATCAATTATTTAAAGAAACTATTAAACACTTTGATGTTAATGAAAGATGGTTCATGGAAGGCTATAATGATAGAGAGCAAAAAGAAAAGAAAGAGTTTGCTCTAAACAATATGTCAAGACGTGAAGCAATGATTCATGTGTCTGAAAATATTATTAAACCAAAGAAAGGTTTGGATTACTTTGGTCAATCAGTTGCTAACGAAATATTCGAAGGCAATAACTATGCGTTAGCAGATGGCGGATTTGTTGAAGAACTTGAGCCTATCGTTCAAAAAGTTGGTAAAGAAAATATTGTCATTGTTCAATTAACTCGAGAAGGACATGACTATTCAACAGATTCAAGAAAGTACTTCAATGGTAGGCTAATTAAAGAATATACTATTAATGGCGCTACTGCAGTTGATAAAGCATACGTCCTTAAAGAAGAAATGGATATTGCTACATATAGAATACATAACAATGGTTCGGTGGCTGCGTTTCATTCTGCTCTCGCTGACGTATACAATGAAATTAATGAGGCTCATACCCTCAAGTAAAATAATGGAGAAATAAAATGAGTTGCATTTATAAAGGTGTAGTGATTGAATCAGAACTATCTGCCAATTCAAAAGGCGGTACTGAAATGATGAGACAACGATTGATTGATAACATCGACGCAAAAGTACTTGAAAAGGTTGCTATCCATTTATCAAGACCAAGAGAATTGTATGATGATGTACCAAATATTCTTTGGTGTCATGATCTTGCTGAAGATCCAGAAAATCAAATTTTAAAAGATGGAGGTTGGCAGAGGTTTACTCACTTTGTCTTTGTGACGGCGTGGCAAAGAGATCAATATATTATGAGGTTCGGTATACCTTACGGTAAGTGTTCTGTTATTCATAATGCTGTTGAAGTTAAGTATGACCCAGCAGAAAAAGATATGGAAACAATTCGTTTCGTATATCATACAACTCCTCACCGTGGTTTAGAACTGCTTGTTCCTATCTTTGCTTCACTCGCAAAAGAATTTGATAATATCCACCTTGATGTTTACTCAGGGTTTGAAATCTATGGTTGGAAAAATCGAGACGAAGCATATAAACCATTATATGAACAGATTAAT